AAATTAAAAGAGTGGAAGAATTAACTGAACTATCTGATGAAAGTTATGATAGTATAATAGAAAGTTTAAAAACTAAAGAAAATTACATAAATGATGACTGGGAAATAGTAGACGAAAGAGATTATGGTAGTGAAGAAAGCTACGAGGACTGGGCGGATAGATTAATACAAAAAAAAGAGAATTTTGCAGTAAATGAAATAAAATCTAATGAAGATAAATTTAGTTATTTAGACAAGTCTATATACAGAGTTAGATTTAAGTATGCAGTAGGTTCTACAAAGCCAAAGAAAACAGGAAAATCAAGACCTTTCTGTGAAAATATGATGAGATTAAGCAGAGGTGGTTTTGTTTGGAGAATAGAAGATATAGACAAAGCAAGTCAAGCAGGGGTAAATAAACAATTAGGACACAAAGGAAAAAAATATGATTTATTTAAGTTTAAAGGAGGGGTTTATTGTAGACATAAATGGAAAGAGATACTATATAGACTTAAAAAAGGTACTGAATTAAAAGATGGTCAAAGTTTAGATAATGATTATAATAAAGTAGATAGCATCCCTAAAAGTTATGTTAGAAACCCTAGAGGAATAAAAGATAGTAAAATAGCACCTGTAAATATGCCTAATCAAGGACATTATCCAGGAGTAAAATAATTTAAAATATGGCAATACAACACACATTATTTATAAGTACAGATAGATTAAAAAGAGATTCTGCATTAGGTGGTTCAGTAGATGATAATTTATTGTTACCATATATCCTTATGGCTCAAGATAGATACATACTACCAATACTAGGAACTGATTTACAAAACAAGTTAATTTCAGACATTCAGGGTAGTAGTTTAACAGGTAACTATTTAACGCTATTACAAACATATATACAACCTGCATTAGTGCAGTTTGCCTTTGCTACTGTACTACCTTTTTTACGTTTAAGAATGGTTAATAATGCAGTTGTAACTATGTCAAGTGAACAAGGGGGTACTGTAAGCCATGACGAATTAAAGCCACTTATAAATGCTAGTATGGATCAGGGCGAGTTTTACAGAGAGAGGTTAATTGATTATTTAAGAGGTAATTTAACTAACTTTCCTGAATATTCAACAAATCAAAGTAGCGAGGGAGATTTAAGCCCTACAACACAGAACTATTATGCAGGGTTAAATTTAGATACAGCACCAATGAGCAATAAAGTGAAGAATTTTGTTCAAGCAGCAGGAATAACTATTTGTTGTTAATATGATAACTAAACAAAAGGTCAAAGAAAGACAAAAAAATATAACTAAATTAAAAACTTATTTAAAAAATGGCAGGACAAAGACTAACAGACAAAACAGCCCTAACAGAACAAGTAGGTAGCGGAGATTTATTTATGGTTGTTGATGTATCAGACAATACTGGATCAACAGCAGGAACAAGTAAAAAAATAGACGCTAAGTATTTATTACAAACTGATAAAATTTCAGTAAGTAATGCAGAGTATCAAGACTTAAATTCTAATCCTAAAACATTAGTAGGGGCTTTAAGTGGTTATATGATTACAGTTTATAATGTAACAATACTATGTAATTACACTTCTAGTGCTGAGTCATCTAGTAATGATTTGTTTATAACTTATGATACTTCAAGCACTTCTTCTTATTGGAAATATGTTAGAGATTTTATGAACGCTAAAACAACTGATGTGTCTTGGAGCTTTGGGGGTGATCCTCTGGCAGGTGGTACTTGTACTACATCTCTTTTAAATAAACCTTTGATGTTGTTTTCTAGTGGAGCTTTTAATGGAGATTTGACATTAGATGTTTATGTTACTTACGCTTATACAAAAGTATTATAATGGAAGACGGATCTAAATATATATACGCTTTACTAATTATAGTAGTATTTGGTTTAGCTACTTGTAATGCTCAATTTTTTAAATATGCTACTTTCTATACTTCTATGAGTATGAATACTAGCATGGTAGAGGATCAAGATTTTATAGCAATAAATAAAGGATATGAAGAAACCACTCAAATTAATGAATATGACTATAACTTCACTATTGGAATTCGTAAAATCGCTAGGTTTGATTTTGAGCAAAAAGTTAAGACTTGGTACTATGGTGATGAGCAAAGCTATAGCGATAATACTCTTATTGGTAATAATAGTGGCTGGGAATATTTACTTAATTATTCTTTTATTCGTCATAGGTCTGAAAAATTTACTAATCAAGATTTTTGGATTAGATATTTAGGACATAATGGGGTAACAAAAATTCAAGTAAAAAATGATGAAGCTAGAGATTTACAATTTACATCATTTGATACTAGGCACAGAATCAATAAAGGACGTTGGGATATTACAATGGGTATTTGCGGTAGAAGTCACAGAGTATATGGCTACAATCCAATAGAGGACACTTGGGAAAGTGGAGAAGAAAGTTTTTTTGATCTAGCAGAAGATTTTGGTTATTCAAGTCAATTTGTTAATGGTAGATTCCACTGGTTTAAAAATGGAGAGTTATTAGCAACTTCAAATGATGAGTTTTTTAAACACTATTTTGGCTCAGCTATAGCAGAGTACAACAGAAACGAAATAAACGCATTAGGTAACGTATATGAGCTTTCTGCGGTAATTGGAGTATCTTATTATAAGTACAGTAATGACTTTTGGTTATTAAGTTGGGTAAATGTAATGCCCTATCATTACGGACTAAATGAATTTAGTTATGAATACGAACAAGCTCCAATAGATTTAGATTTAGGACTTGTTACAGGTTGGAAAATAACAAAGTCATTAGGAATATTTATAGAGGGTACTTATTTAAGGTATTGGGAAAAGCCTATCTATGAATGTAAATTAGGGTTTAACTATTTAATATTTTAGGTATGAGAAAATTATTATTCTTTTTAGTATTTAGCTTTGGCTTTAGTCAAACAAATTGTGAGCTTTGCGTTGAGCAAAATGGCTTTTATTGTGGTGATGATGAGAGTAATTGGACACAATATAGCCCTAATGGTTGTGTTCCTAATGGTTTAAATAACTTGTTTTATCTTAATGATGGGTGGTTAGATTGTGTTGATGGATCAGACGAAGCAGATGCAATACCTACTACTTTAGCAGAATGTGATATATACAATATGGGCGATACTATATTTATAACTGACACTTTGTATATAGATGTTATAGATACTTTGTATATAAATACAATAGACACTTTAACTATAACAGAGTATATAGATTGTTTAACTGGTATGCCATGTGACAATACAGGTATAATTGAGATACTTAAAAACTCTCAAAATAAAAATAAAATATATAACATTGAGGGAAAAGAAATATATAGACGTAAAGGGTTATATATAGAGAATGGAAAAATAAATTTTAAATTAAAATAAATATGAAAAACGTAATTAATAAAATTGTAAACAGTAGAAAGTTTTGGTATGGTTTCTCTATACTAATGGTTATAATGTTTTCAGAAGATTTAGGAATAAGTGAAACTAAGATGAATAGTTTGCTAGTTGTAGGTGTGGCTCTAATTATAGGTCAAGGATTAGCAGATAAATCTTGTAATATGAAAAGATAATGGCTACAGAAGTTTCAGAATCAAGTAAATTTACTCTATCTCTAAAAAGTATTATAGCTATAATTTTAGTTACAAGTAGTTTTGTTGGTC